CAATTTGACCTGGATACTTGGCTGCCCAAGCACCACGATCAGTTGTTGCGCCACTAAGGTGTGTGTTAATGTATACACCTTCATTTGCAATTGTCAAATTAGCGGTTGTGTTATTTGAAACAGCATCGTTAGCACCAGTTGCAAGTGTGCGAACAACTTTTAAATTGTTCGAATATGCCAAGAAATTGGCAGCACTAAACCAATATGGTGCAACATTGTCATTTGGTTTTCCAAAGGTGTTAACTAAACGAGTTTCATTTGAAATTAATGTAACTTCATTTGCAGGACCCCAAACAAATGGGCCAGCGAAAGCACCAATTGATGTGGCACCAGAAGGAACAACGGTCGTTAGATCAATTTCCGATACGTTGATTCCAGGTGAAAGTAGAGTTGCCATGGATTTCTCCCTGTGTTGTTAAGAATAATGTTTTTCTGCTATGTATTTAGTTTTTCAGAAATTTGTAGAGAAAGCATTTCTTTCTGTCCAAATGTCTTTTCCATCTACATAAATTTCTTCTCTTTTGCCATCATCAATGATTCCAACAGGAGTTAAATTTTCTTCATCTAAAAGTCTATTTTCTTCCAATAAAACTTTGCGTATGTCGATATTTGTAGAATCTTTGAAATATGATTGTGCTGTCAACCAAGCAAACAATACTAAACCCATCACCAAATCATCATTATTACCTTCTTCGGCCGCATACGAGTCACGAACACGACCAAAAGTATTCAATTCTGCGATTGTATCAAAATCGTTAACGATTAGTTTGTCGTTTTCGATTAAAGTTTTTAAGTTGGCGCAACCAATTTTCTTTACAGATTTGGTTGTTTTAATGCCAAAGTTTGTTGACCTTTTAAAACCACCAGAAATGGTTTGCCCTTTAATGTGATGATGTTCCAATTTATATATGTTTTCGTATTCCAAATCATAGTGCAATATATCAACCACTTGTTGGCCAATGTTGTTTGTTTCAATCAACACATATGCCTCATTATATTTTGTGGCGATTGAAAAAACAATAGTTGGAAAGAATAATAGTGGCAACTTATTGTTTCGATATTTTGCAACTTGTTTATATGGAACTTGAGAAACATCAATAACATTAATTGTTGAATAATCTTGTTCAACACCTTCTGAACAATCGACTGTGCAAATATAAAGATGACCAGGAGTAGGTTGTTCGTAGATATCAAATCCTTCTTCACTATGAATTGGATTAAAGAAAGCAAGACTTCTCAGTTTTGTGCCAGAAATAAGAGTTGCGGAAGAACCAATAAATTCAGTTTCAAACTCTTGTCTAAACTGTTCTTCGGAAGTGTTTCGAATCGTTTCTTCTTTCCATTTTGCATCACGACCCGGAACCATCGACCAATGAACTTCAATCGGTTTATATGTTGAACGATTTTCTATTGCATCAACCCACATTTTATAAAAATGATTCAAACCATATGGTGTTGAAACAATGATAACCTTTGTAGTTTTACCTGATGAAATAACTGGGTATGTCGATGTGAAGAAATCATCGGCCATATTCTTAGGCACGAATGCAAATTCGTCCAAGAAAATCAGATTGTATGTTCCTCCACGAACACCAGCCGCAGAAGTTGCATATGCATATATCTTAGAACCATTTTCCAATTCTATGTTTCTTTTGTTCCAAGTAATAATGCCTTGTTGCAACCACAAAGGCAAATACTCATATGCTTTTTGAAGTCTGCTTAAAATTTCTTGTGCAAGACCACCTTTGTTTGCCAATATAGCAATACTATAATCGTCTTGGAAAAGAACTGACCAAAGCATGAAACCAACTGTGGTGGTTGTTTTACCAACCTGTCGTGGCATCTTTGCGATACAGAAACGATTGTTTTGAAAATCACGGACCATTTCTTCTTGGAATTGCCACATATCAAATGGCACCAAACCATGATCTACGTTAACAATCTTAACATATGTGCGAATAAAATATACAGGATCTTCAGAACATTTCAAAATTTCTTTTGCTTGTTCTTCAGTAAAAGATATTTCAATACCGACTTTTTTTAGTCGGTCATTTCCAAGATAACCGTCTGACATTACTTAGTAAGAGACTTTAACATCCAAGCGTGTTTTTGGTGTTGATCTAATATGTCCTGTAAGAAATTGGAAACGGCAGGTTCACCTGCGTTGTCAGCAGCAACAATTCCTGCACGAAGATGAATGATGAGTCGGTCGTTGTCATCACGCAATTGACGCAACATTGTCATTGCATCAGGGACTGTTGTAGCTTCTGGAATGTCACACAACTCCATGAATCGTTCCATGGATCCTGGTGTGTATGAACCAAGCATACGAATTTTTTCTCCAATCAAATCTGTGTTTGCCCAAAGAGCATTGTAGAGTTGACCAAGAAATGCATGGTAATCATTGAAGTTAGGTCCCTCAACGTTCCAATGATAGTTATGAGCCTTCAAATACAAACCAAAGTTTGTACCTAAAATGACCTTCATTTGTTGAATTAATTTTTCCATGGTGATTCCTATTTATTAGATTTTAACATTTTAACAAGTTCTGCGGTTGATCCGACAAAGACCGCTTTATCTACATTAATATTTTTGGCACCCGCAGATGCATCAACTGGTGATAAATCTTTTTTTCTTTTTTGAATTTCCATCAAATCTTTATTCATATCTGCCAAATTTTTCAATAAGCCAGCTGCCACTTCAAAAGCTCTTGGATGTTCCGATTGTTTTGCAATTTCAATAATGTTATCAACTGCGTTGTTGCCTTTTTCAATCAAAGTTCGTAAATTTTTTCGTGCGTATTCTGCATCATCTTGAACCGAGTCTTTTGGTGTTTCAACAACTTCAAAATTTGTATTCAATTCTATAGGTTCTATATCAAGAGCCTCAGATAATTTTTCATTTAAATTTTTCATTATGTGTTTGCAACTGTGTTTGGATAAATTACAATCGTTTCGGAGAATCCAAATTCATCATCAGGATCAGCATTTGCCGGATCTGGAGTAATAGTAATAGTTGAAGTTTTAATTGAACTGTTAAGATCGGTATTGGCAAAATACAAATTGGTATTTGACTGGCGAATAACTTCTCCTGTTTTAACTGCGGGCCAAATATAACCTTTTGCTGTAAAAGATAAGTCCCAAATGATTAATCTGGTGGTCGCCATATCACCTTCATAATCAACACTTGAAGTTACGGAATCTAATATGATAGGCATATCATATTTTTTATTCATGTCATTTATAAAATTTACAGTAACTGTAAAATCTGGTGTGAAGAATGGTAATATTTGTTCTAATATTTGAGTTCCATCTTCCGTATTTCTCACATAGATTGACATTGAGAAATCAAAATTATAAGGAATTGGAAGATATTGTGTTTTAAGAGAGGTCGCAGAACCAGCAGCAAAGTTTTGTAATGTTGTGACTTGTTTTCTACTCATGTCATAAGATAAACCATCCAAATTGAATGATATTCTTGGAACATGAACACCAATTGATTTCGTTAAAACTGGATCAGAAGTAATTCGTGTTAAATACTTTTCTTTTGGGCCATATGTCAACGGCACTTTGAATCGTTCTTTTGCCGTTAATCCATCCTTAGTATAACGAATAAGTTCTATATCATTAAAAATGGTACCAAAAGCAACGACTACTTTTCGTATTGTTCGATTGTAAAAATGTGCGTTGCCTAACATTATGCTTCACCAAATGGGTTAGTTTCAGTCCAATCTAAAATTGCATCAGACTCGGTTTCAATACGATTATTATCTACAATATCTTCAAATGCATTATCCATTGTTGCAGTATCTGAAGCCGCTGCGGCAGTCAAGATGTTGGCTGTTGAACCAGATGTTACTCCAATAATAGTTCCGTTTGCAAACACACCTTGCACTCTATAAACATCCATGTGTGAATTGGGAATAAAGTCATATATTAAAGCACTTGCCGTAGAGTTTGCAACATTGGCGCCTTGATAAATTACCTCATCGTTTACAAATGGGCTTGAAATGTTTATGAGAGAAATTCGTGTTCTTGGATAATGATCACGGATTTGATTATCAACTTCTGCAACACCAGTTTCAACAATTTCATTAGAGAACACAAATTGTTTCATTTTTAATGCATAAAGATAAACATTGCCCCCACGACCACGACCTAATGTGTGCATCATGGCTTGATTATCTTCATGTTCAACAAATGTAATTTCAAAGAAATTTTGCACTAATGGCACATAAATTAAATCACCTTCAAGAGGTCTTGTTTGTGCCACAGTTGCTTTGAATCTTCTACGAGAAACCAAAAATTCCATTTCATCACGAATCTCAAGACCAAATTTAGAAATAAAGTCTCCTTCACCTAACATACCTGTTACATTTTCCAAATACATTTCAATTGGATATGCTTTGACATATTGTTTTAATGTATCTTCTCCATAAAGATAATCTACTTGATCTCTTGATGTTCTAGGCAAATAAAAAACATCCATGCCATGGATTTGCATAGCTTCAATGACCAAATCTTCAACCAGAAGTTGTTCTGATGTGATTTGATTGGCAGGAAAATTGTTGAAGTATAAATTGGTAGGCATTTTAACCCATCATAATTTCGTTGGGTAGAACATTGTATACTTGCATTTCTTCTTCGATCTTATCAATTTCTTTT